TCTTCGATTTTACACACAAGCATTGCATCAGCATCAGGTGGAATACCAGCCTCATAGAGTTCTTCCTCTGGGAAGTCATCTCGAAGGTAAGGCCCATCAACTACACCCCAGATGAGAACCTTTGCCGATGTTGGTTGCCGATCTTGAGGCGGCCCCTTACCTAGTAGTTTCTTTAGCCAGTTAATCATCGGACATACCTTTCGTCTTCATAGCACCTTTCGTACCCATCTTCATACCCCAAGTCATAAGCCTTTTTGATAAGGTCTAGGATACGATCATTGTCAGGCCAATACCCAAGTTTACGGATGTCCCACCACCACTCTTCTACAAGTCGATCCTTAAGGTTTCTCATCAATCCATTCCTTAGGTATTTTCTTATCTGAGTATCTAAACCCGTGTTTCTCACACCAACCAGCATAAGTCGTATTAGAGTTCTTATTGAGCTTGTTGCTGCTGTTACTGAAGACAAACCTAATGTCTAACTCTGGGTGTTGCTCTTTAATGCGAAGGTGTTTGCTTCTGTCACTTGATGTGAACCTCCCTTTAGCTTCAATTATGATACCGTTGGGTAACTCAAAATCAGGTGTGTAGGTACTTTCCTTACGTTGGTATTTTACTTTTAGATTCTCGTACTCATAGGCTACACCCAAGTCATCTAACTGGCAAGCTACCTTGTACTCTAGTCCTGACCTAAAGTCACTACGTTTCATGGCAATACCCAAGTGAAAACTACCCAAAGAATCAAAACAATAGGTAAGGATGTCAAGACAAAAGGTAAATCTTTCTCAACAGTCCACCAAACCCACCAGCAGGTAATTGAGACACAGACAATACTAAAGATAACCAATAGCCCATTAAAAATCATAGCTTCGGCGGTTCCCATAGTTCATCCTCCCATTGTTGCAGGTGCAGAAGCCTTCCGTTCTCTACAACCCTTTCATAGTCACCCTCGTAGGCATCAAGACACTTTCTGAACAGTTCCTCCTCTGTAGTAGCATCACCTAGAAGTTTCTGTGCCTTCTTAGGTCCGATCCCATGAATACCGAGGATATTATCTACACGGTCTCCTGTAAGAACCTGCTCATAGAAAAACCTCAAGGCACTTTCAGGTGTATTCTCAATGAACTCGTCCTTAACGAAGTTGTACCTCCAGCAAGGAACAGTATCGAAATCCTTATCTACCGAGACAATCACTGTAGAACTCATGTCGCCTTTGTATGCCTCAATAGAGATAGCATCATCAGCTTCACACCCTTCAGTGACTTGTGCTGCCCACTGAGATTGTAAGTAGTCCCTACAGTGTTGGTAGTGGGTCGGCTTTACGGTGTCCCTACGGTTCGCCTTGTACTCCTCAGTCTTGGCTATGTCATACCTGAAGTTTCCCTTTCCTGTGAGCCAGCAATAGAAGTTATTACCATGAGGAAACACCACAGTCCTGCCTATAGTGTAGTCCATGATCTGATCCAATACCTTCTCAGCTTCTTCTGGTGGTTTGTCCTGTACGGAGAACGCTGCCCTGTATACAAGAACATCACCGTCCACGATCACCTTGGTTATTCTGTCTGGTTTACTCATAGGTCTGTCTTGTAGATTGCGCCACGAGAAGAAATCAACTGTAACTGCTCACAGTCATAACCAGCCTGCTCAGTGATCTTTACGAGATACCACAACCAACCATGAACATCCAAGTCCTCTACGTGTTTGCTGTAGGAGATCACTTCAGCATCCCCGAAGTCTTCTTCCTCGTACGAGATTGTTGTTGTCACTAAAGGCATTATTAAAAGTCGTCCTCTTCAAAAGGTGTACCCGAAAACTCAACAAGGTTAGTGATACCAAGGGCCTCAAGTCGCATGTAGCGGGGTTCAAACCGAACCTTACTCTCAGTGCCATTACCGATAGGCCCAAGCTCCTCGTAATCATAGTCAACAAAGGCATCATCCTTGAAGACCTTGACACCAGGAACACCCCCCTTGTCCATCTCCTTGATTTCACCCTTCTTGTCACGATACTCACGAATGTCGTTCAGCTTACGCTTCAGTTCGATATACTTACCGATACCAAACTCTTCGTTACCATCCTTGATACGAGACGACTCCTCACCAGTCTGGGGGTTAGTCACCATAGGCTCAAAGCCTTCGTATTCCATGAGGTAAGCAATCTGCTCCTCACTGGTGAAGTAGCAGTTGACTTTAGCTACAGGGTTCTTCGAGAGTTCCCGAAGCCATTTCTTGTCGCTTTTAGCATCACCACGGTCAAGGTCGCTAGGCTTTCCCTCAACGTCAAGCACTTTAGCGTATTCCAGAACCATGTCGAGTGTCATAGTGTGGCCGTTAGTTTTCATCAAGTCTTCTCCAGTCGGGTTGTTGTTTCTGTAGGGTGATTCTCTTTCGCCCTGTATAGTATTATAAGTACTTTTTCACAGAGATTATTCAGGTTTCACGAGATAAACCTTTAGTGTTGCAAAAGTGACTCACTCTTTGATGTTACCATAAAGGTGATACCCAAGTTTCTCTACAATAGGCCAATACACAGTATTTCCTACTTGCTTAAGTCGGTCCACCCTTCGGGGATATCGAACATCCATTCTGCGAAGCAAGGGTTCAGGCCAACTACAGGATCGTCCGAAGGGATTTCCGTAGACTTGTTGCAAATCCTTTTTGCCACCCCATCGCCCTTGTCGAGTTTCGCCAAGATTGTCCAACGGCTCCAGTCTCGTCCCTCCCTCGCTGCGACGGTAGGCAAGTATCCAAATTCGGTCCCTTTGGTGACACGCGCCAAGGTGGGAAGCTGTGATACAATGCCATTCCGCATCATACCCGATCTTGTTGAGGTCGGAAAGAACGACTCCCAGTCCTCTACGGCGAAGGGAAGAAACATTTTCAATGATAACTCCTTTAGGTTTGATTTCGTTGATAAGGCGGGCATAGTGAACCCAATGACCAGAACGCTCTCCAGTGATCCCAGCCCCCTTACCAGCATAACTAATGTCTTGGCAAGGGAACCCGCCAGTAATTACGTCAATGTCTGTCATACCAGCGACCCCACACTCCTCCGAGTAAAGGTAGCCATCGTGCCACTCAAGATTCTTAATGTCCTTGTAGCAGTGCACACTTGGGAAATTCTTCTTTAGAACCTCTTGACATGACTTGTCCCACTCACAGAAGGCAACAGTTTCATACAGCCCAGTCTTCTCTAGGCCATAAGAAAACATACCGATACCAGCAAAAAGGTCCAGCACCTTTAGTTTCTCAGTGGCATTCTGCATAAGATTCTCCAAACTGTGCATCAGCACCAATAGTCACGTTAAGTTTCAATGTCTCGTTGACCTTCCTCATAGCTTCTTTAAGCAACTCCTCTGTCTGTTTCTCTTGTCCTTTAGGGATACTGAAAAGCACCTCATCGTGGTATTGCAGAGAGACAGTCACCCCCAGCTTCCTCATGTTGGCTACCCACAGATCAAAGATGTATACTCCAAGTCCCTGATTGAGAGTACTGAAGCGGTCCTTGTCGTAGCGGAGACTGTAGTAAAAACCACTAACAGGGTTTTTAAGCCACATAGAGCCATCCTTAAGGGTCTTCACGTATTGATCCTTGGACAGTTTCTCCACAGCCCAGTTACGCTCCCAATAAGCCTTCAGCAACTCCTCAGCCTCTCTCTTGGTCATCCCTGTCTCACGGGCCAGCTTAGGTGCTCCAACACCGTAGATTGCGCTGTAGTTGGTTGCCTTAAATTTACTACGTAGGGGTTTCAGTTCAGGTGCTTCACCTTTAGCGTACCTATCAATATCCTCCTGTGTTACTTTCCTTGCGTGTTTAGCAAGGTCTAGATGCTCATCGAAACCTTCAGCACTCATCTCGGTTACATAGTCAGGGTCGTAGTCCCACATAAGATGGCGCTTGGTGCAGGACTCAAGTGAACTCACATCAGCACCGCACATCACTTGAGTATCACCAGGCGCTACAATACACCCACGGATTTCCTTACCCCACTTAGCGTCTACACCCGGCAGGTTCACAATAGGCTTCCTGTGCTTCAACCTCAGAGTATTCGTAAGACCTGCTGCACCAGCTACTAGCTTACCGTCCCGGTGTTCACTCAGGAAAGCCTCAAAGATACTCTTACGGTGTTGGGCTACAGTAAGCCCTTCAAGCTCCTCAATGGCAGGCTCACGGTCTTTAAGACGTAAGACACTATCAGTCAGTTCTCCCTTACGAGGGTCACTCTGAGCCACATACCGAACTTGAGGAATCTTCTTCTCATCACCAGTGAGTTTGTTACGCTCATACTTATAAGTACAGGGTTCCCACCCTAGAGAAAACAACCAGTCTTTGATCTGAATGGTGCTTTTAGGATTCCCTTCTGCCCACTCAACAACAACTGGACCTTCAGTGTTCTCTGGTAGTTTCAGTTCCTTCAGTGTATCAAACCATTTCTTACCGTGGGCGCTGTAGCTGCCATCCTGCTTGTAAAGGTTCT